TAATATATCTAAAGATCCTGAAATAGTGATAATGTTATCTTTCAATCTTTCATCTGAACCATAATATGCAATAACGTCATTTGTTGCTCTAATCAAACCCACTGTTGAAGGAGTTGCCGTACCAACACCTAACGCACCTGATACATAAACTGTACCATAGTTCATTGATGCGGTAGTTGTACCGTTATCAGTCATACTTGAGTTTCCTACTGTGGTTGCACTTGTAAACTTAACAAATGTGTTTGAAGTACCCGAAACAGTTACTGATGTACCCGAAGAACCTGAACTTCCTGAAGAACCTGAACTTCCTGATGATCCTGAACTTCCTGATGATCCTGAAGTACCTGAAGATCCTGATGTTCCAGAAGAACCTGATGTTCCAGAAGAACCAGAACTTCCTGATGATCCTGAACTTCCTGATGATCCTGAACTACCTGAAGAACCTGACGTTCCTGATGTTCCACTTGAACCAGATGTGCCAGAACTACCTGACGATCCAGATGATCCACTTGAACCAGAAGATCCAGATGATCCTGACGTTCCACTTGAACCAGAAGAACCTGAAGTTCCAGATGAACCAGAAGAACCTGAAGTTCCAGATGAACCCGAACTACCACTGCTTCCTGATGTTCCAGAAGATCCTGAACTACCTGATGTTCCAGATGATCCAGAAGTACCAGAACTACCTGAAGATCCTGATGATCCAGAAGTACCAGAACTACCTGAAGATCCTGATGATCCAGAAGTACCAGAACTACCTGAAGATCCTGATGATCCAGAGGTGCCAGAAGTTCCTGAAGAACCACTTGTACCTGAAGAACCACTTGTACCTGAAGATCCATTAGAACCTGAAGTACCTGATGATCCTGATGTACCTGATGGAGTTTGTCCTATTATTAATAAGACATCTTGTTCATTTGTAAAAGTAGATGTACCACTTTGACTTAATAATGTAACAGGGAATGTCCAATATGTTGTATTATCTGTTGGTGTACCTATACGCCATCTTTGGTAATTTGTATGTGACGCCTTATCTTGAATTATAATCGTTGATCCAGATAATAAAAATCCTAAGAAAATATCTATATTGTTTGATAAACTATCAACCTCACTTATATTAATTGATGTTGCACCTGTTTGTGAAACATTGTTCCATAAAATATATGTTGATAATGGGTCACCTGTAGTTGATGATGTTTTTGCATTAAAATTAAAAAATGCATTTGATTGTCCGGATGTACCTGAGCTACCTGATGAACCGGAGGTTCCAGATGTACCTGAAGATCCAGATGTTCCAGATGTACCTGAAGATCCAGATGTTCCAGATGTTCCAGATGAACCCGAACTACCACTGCTTCCTGATGTTCCAGAAGATCCACTTGAACCAGATGATCCTGAAGTACCTGATGAACCCGAACTACCACTAGTACCTGATGAACCCGAAGTTCCAGATGATCCTGAACTTCCCGATGTTCCCGATGTTCCAGATGAACCAGAACTACCTGATGAACCACTAGTACCTGAAGAACCACTAGTACCTGATGTACCTGATGTACCAGAAGATCCTGATGTACCAGAAGATCCTGATGTACCAGAAGATCCTGAAGATCCACTACTACCAGATGTTCCACTTGAACCAGAAGAACCTGATGTTCCAGATGTTCCACTTGAACCAGAAGAACCTGATGTTCCAGATGAACCAGAAGATCCTGATGTACCAGAAGATCCTGATGTACCAGAAGATCCTGAAGATCCACTAGAACCAGAAGTTCCTGAAGATCCACTAGAACCAGAAGTTCCTGACGTACCGCTAGTTCCAGATGATCCTGATGTACCTGAAGATCCAGATGTACCTGAAGATCCAGATGTACCTGATGTTCCTGATGTTGCGGCGGTGTACTGTGTTCCGTTTATGAACAAATCACCTTGGATTTTAACAGAACCAGTTACAATTTGGTCGGATTTAAAAGTGTTACTACCTGTGGTTGCTAATCTAGAGGAATCAATATTATCAATTAAATCTGCATTAGCAGCATATGACGCTGATATTGCATTCGTTGTTGTACCACTGATTGTAGCATTGATCGTACCAAGTACTGTTAAGTCTCCTGATACTTCTGCCGAACCAGATATACTCAATGAACCAGTTATAAAGGGCTGAAATATTTTCATATTTATATAATATTATACTCATATAAATACTTGATTTTATAATTAAAAACAAAAGATTAATTCATTTTTTCCAAAATTGAAATAACATTCTCACTTGTTATTTCTTTTGAGCATTCAAATTGTTGTTCTGTTCCTTTGTGTATGGGACACCAATTCCAATCACCTGGATCAAATTCATGGTCGTGCCAACAACTATTACAAACATTTGTATTAATAATTCTCTTAATACCGTCAAAAGGTTCTAAATAAATGTCTGTAAATCCTGAAATAAGGACAACAGGTATGTTTGAGGCCCAAGCCAACCAACTTAATCCACTGCTAATCCCAATAAAATATTCAGATTCTTGTAAAATTTTTATTATTCCTTTGGTGTCAGTTGGTGGTTGTTGTATAACACCGATAGGGTTTTTATTACCCATGTATCCATCTTCTTCCCTCGAAAGTAATCTAACCTCATATCCTTTTCCTTTCAGATAATTAACAACATCCTGCCATCCGTTTGGGTTATTCCAATACTTACATTGAGCTGTTGAATGTATTGCAATACAAACCCTTTTCTTTTTTTTATTACCTAAACTTGGAATTTTAGGTTTGATTTCTTCGTAATCTAAACCCAAAATATCTGACGCAATTTTTTGTAGCGGTTCTTTCAACGGGTTTATCGGGTGTCTATCATAATCAATTTTTTTATTTTGATCATAGAATAACCCTAATCTGTATAAACCATTTATATTATGTACGTTGGATCCTGGTGATATAAATTCAATTTCTGGGTATTCTTTTTTAAAAACGTCATTATGAAATGTTGAACAAACAATTCTACATTTATTTTCTTTTCTAAATTTTTCCACATATGGGATAAAAGCCAAGTTATCACCTAAGGACTTACTTTCAAAACTTATCAGAAATCTTTTGTTTTCGGTTGTGAAATGATAGTCATGTTCAAAATCATTATCTATACCTCTTATTTGAATTAACCAATCTATATAATATTTTTTATTACATTTGGCCCATCTATTGGATTCCAAATCTAATTCATACTCTACTTTATTATTTTTTTTATTTATAAATTTAATATTATATTTTAAAATTATGTCATCTGTAATCTCGACGTATGGTCCATCTATAAAGTTAATGTTAACTTTTCTATTTGATTTTTGATTACTTAGTTCAATCTTATTTTTATAATAAAAATCTTCGTAATTTTCAGATAGATTTTCTGAAAAGACTTCAACACCCTGATAAAAAACCTGAATGGTTTCTCCCTTTTTGTATTTTCCTATTTGTTGTAATTGATATTGTCCTTTTTTTACTACATAGAAAGTTGATTTGTTATCATATACAATTTCAACCATGTAATCTTTCTTTGCTAATTTTTCATTAAAACCAGAAATAAAATGTACATATAAGTTTTGATTCAGATCGGTTGCCAAATATGTTTGAAATATCGCTCCGTTTCTTAATATACCGTTTCTGTTCCAAGCAGCAAAAATATTTAATTCGTCGTTGTTAGGTATGTATTTACTAACAAAAATACTATTTGTTATTTTTTTTATGGATTGGAATAATACCTTTTCTAACTGCCAACTATCAGGTTTATTTTTAAAATATTCCTCTTTCGAATTAATTAAATTGATAACCGACATTGCAATATCGGTTTTAATAGAAAAAATATATGCCGATGAATATGGGTTGTTTTCTTTGGTGGATCCCTCTGAATATTCATAAACAACAGCGTCATTGTTTCTAACATATTCCATGAAAGCTTGTCTATATTGAATTTCATCCGGTAAATTATCATATTCTAAAAAATGGATATATTTTTTACCGATTTGTTTTACCAAGTTAAACGCGTTTTTCATCGTCAACCAAATTGCATAATCGTGATGAAATTTGTTTTTGTTAATTATTTTATAATCATTAGTTATAGACCATCTATCACTATTTACACCGTATTCACTAAAATCTTTTTCCAACAATAAATCGTTGTCACCATCGTAAATAAAGTAATCCACCATTTTTTGAATTTCAGGATTTACCGGATAGTGTCCACATAAAATAATTGGACAATTATAAATTTTTAATTTGTTAATTAATTTAATTAATGTATTTTCTTTTTGTGGTGTGTCTAACCAACAGTCAACCACAAACACATCCTCATCAAAAGTATATGCCATTATCTTTTTGTTATTATAATAATTCCGTTTAAGAAGTTTATAGATTCAATATCAACAATACAACCAGGTTGTGTTTGTTTTGATAACTCAACTAACCAATCTTCTCTTCTAGCATGAACATTGGGGGAACCGAAATTCATTAAACCTCTAAAATTTACATCATCGACTAAAGATTTAAATGTTTCGACACTCGTTGTTGGTTTTAGGTATCCACCTTCATAGTCTTCCCAATAAGCGGTACCACAATCTTCAATTATGTAAACACCACCTGATTTTAAACTATTCCAAAGATGTTGAAAAGAATAGATAACATGTGAATTCATGTGTGATCCGTCATCTAATATCATATCAAACGGACCATATTGTTGCCAAATACGAGATAGAAACGCACCATCCGCCTGTGAACCAATTTCAACACTGATTCTAGATTCTTCATACTGTTTACAGTCTGGATTAATATCAATACCAAGTATGTGAGAACGATAATAATATTCTTTCCATGTCTTTAATGATTTACCATTTAAGATACCTATCTCAAAAATTTTTAATTGGTCGTACCTATTAAAGGGTAAGTATTTTTCATATTTCACACAGTAGTTGTGTATCTCGGATGATTTATCCGTTCCATATGATTTTGCTAAGTTGTCTAAAGTATTCATCTTGAAAAATATAACATTTGTAATGCATTATTTGAACCTAAAAATAAAAGATATGAGTTAAACCCTAACCCAACCATTCTATTGATTAAATTTTCTCTTAGGGTATCATCATAATCAAAAAAACTATGATGATACTCCATTGATATGTTTTGAACTTTCATTAAATTTTGGTCCGATATCCCACTTAAAGCGTGGTGTTCGGCACCTTCAATATCTATTTTTAAAAAATCTATTTTATCTACCAAACCAGATTCGAATAAATAATCTAATGTATATGTTCTAACATCATATTTCTCAACTTTATTATTCTCATGCACACCAAAAATATTAGAACCACCTAAATGTATACTTTCATGTAGTGTCATTGTACCAACTGAACTACTAACGGCAGCATTAAATAATACCGATCTCGGGTCTGCGTTTAATGACAGTAATTTAAAATAACGTCTATCAGGTTCAAATGAAATTACTTTACTCGCACCCTCATAATATGCCCATCTATTAAAAACACCAATATTACCACCTAAATCGACAACAATATCACCATTGTTGATTTTCTTTTCTCTATTTTTATAATAATCTCTCAAATTAAAAATTTCATGAAATATTGCCGTACTCCAATTATATTTATCCGCCACATCAATTGTACTACCTTCCATTTCATAAAGTGGTCCATAGTTTTCTAATTTGTATACGTCAGTATAAAAACATTTTGAATTATAAAAAGAGTTGTCTCTTTGTAATTTAATGAATTCAATCATCTTATCTGAGATAATTGCATTCTTGTTACCATGGAAATACAAAATATCCTTTTTATCTTTTGGTATGTGTTGGTACCCAAAAATTCTATCAAAATTTTGTGGGCCATCCTCGTTCCAAAATTTATAAAACTGATGTAATGATTTATCGATAAACCCTTCGTCACCATCATATGATGAAGTGTCAAAATTTGATAACGGTAAATGATTTGTGTAACCATATTTCCATCTCATCGCATTATCAATACCTTCATCATTCCATAGATATAATCTCTTGTAATCATCTGAATTGCTTTTCATTATGTCTTCATAATGTTTTATAATTTCTTCAAACCATCCCAATGACCCGAAATTATAAATGTAGAAACAAACATGCATATACGGTTGTTGTTTCTGTATCTTCCATTCATTACTTAATTGTTCATTAAATAATTGTGATTTATTACCATTATCATACATTCCAAAAAATTCTTCTTGTACATGAATGTCAGATAATGGGTAACGTCCAACTCTGTTAAAATATTTTCTAACCGTATCTATATTATAATTAACAACAACATCACCATCAATCCATATAAAATATTCAAAATCTTCCTTTAAAGATTCAATACAAGCATGTTGTTTCCAATACCATTTATCATGCTCGGATATTTTTGGTGGGTTGATTGTTCTTTTAATAACATTTGGATAATCAAATGGAACCTCACAATCTACACCATACACAATTATTTTTTGTTCTGAAAATTCTAATAGTGATTGAACTAATTTTTCAATTACAGGCATATATCCTAAATTACCTGTTGTGACAAATGCAAATGGTTTCTTATTTCTTGTTAATATATCAGAAGCACCTTTTGCTACGGTGTCCCAATTAAAATTTTTATGAATTTCTTTTGCATCCTGAATAGCCGATGTTTTATTTTTTTTATGTTCTTCCACCGATCTTAACATCACCTCACCCAAATCTTCCCAATCGGGTTCACAATATTCACCAGGAAAATTTTTATGTTCTATGTTCGCGGGTCTCATATGTGAAATTTTCACAGGTAAACCTTTATTATTTGCAAATTGTAATTGACCACCCCAATTAGAATAAATCGATGGGGTACCACAAGACATGGCCTCAATTAAAGGTAAATTCCAACCCTCACTTCTTGCACATGAAACAAATACGTCACCTTCTTGTAGATATTTTACATAATCTTCTCTTGATGTAAATTTTATAAACTTAATATTTTCATCATTTATGTTATGATGTTTAATTCTTTCTTCTGTACTTTGTAATCCATCATATGGATATGGGTTTTCAACCGAAGCAATTAATTCAACATCATTTCTTCCCTTAAAAACTTCACCAAAAGATTTTAATACTTCAGTTGTTCCTTTTCTATAATCCCATCTACCAAAATATAAAAATCTAAATTTATCTTTTTTTGGTATGTCATTTATTGGCTTAAATGTTTCAATATCAACACCTTCTGAAACAATAAATATTTTTTCAGCAGGATAACCTTGTTCAACCAAACAATCTAATTGCCATTGTGTTGGGACCCATACCTCATCAAAATAAAACAATCTATTAAAAAATTCATCTGGATATCTTGTTGATTCCCAGACATTGTATGCAATTTTGTAACCATCATAATCTTCATAAAAATAATGGTTATTTGTTTCCATCAAAACAATATGTACATCAGGATTATAATCTCCCTTATAACCATACATCCTATGGTCATTTCTAGATCCATCTTGATTATATAATGTTTGGAGGATCAACATATTTTCTATTTGTTTAGTAAAATATGGTTCACCGTCATGTGGTCGATCTGACATACCACTCCAACTATTTCCAATAGTAAGATTTCTTATCTTAACCGTATGGTATTTTTCTAACGCTGTAAAGAAAGATCTAGCATGATTTGCGTATCCCGTTGTTCCAATAAAACATGTATGTGCTAATATATTCATTGGTAATAATATAAGAAAAAAATTTGTAAAATCAAATAAATTTTCTTCTTGTATTATCAACTACTTCCAAATACTCGGGAAATTTAAAATTTATATATTGAAATAAATTTTGTGCATATATTTTATTATGTTTCGGACCCGGATGTTTACCATCTGCACCATAATCTATATATCTCGGATTACCAAAATCACCGTCAAATCTATTAAATTCATGATATTCTTTTGTTATACCATTATATCCATTCCATATCCAATTACAATTCTTTTGTTTTAAAAAATAGGTAACTAAAAGATGATTTTTATACCAATTAACAAAATCTTCATTATCATTTTGGATTTCAATTAAATTTTTTTGTATACTAACACCGTCTTCTGTTTCTTTTAAATAACCCCATGAATTTGTTGGCATGAAAGGTACAATATGGTTATTTTTTGTATAAAATTCCCTACGAACTGGATTCGGATACATAATCAAAACCAAATTTGGTTTTATTGAATCAAAAAATGTTAAAAGACATCTTGATACATAATCTGAACTTCTTCCTGGCATACCAAAATTCATATCAACACCATTTGTTATTAATTTACAAAATTGTGACGACCATGTTTCGTCATCATTAACACCAACACCAATGGTATTAGAACAACCTATTGACATTACTTTAAAACCATCTTTTTTTATACTATCACCTCTAAAACCAAGTTCGTTATAACTATATTTACATAAACCACTTTGATCAGTTGCAATTGTATCATATGTTTTATTAATCATCTCTTTAAATTTAAATTGATGACTTGCAATTTCAAAAGTTTGTGGCTTCCAATATTTTAATGGATTCATATTTTATATAAGATTAGTTTTACTTTTTATCGGTTTATCATATAAAAAACTAATTTTATTATTATTTAACGCATCTATTATATCTTCACTCAAATCACTCAGACCATTTTCGGAATAATGAAAATCATCAATTTTAAATTTAGTTTCCTCTCTAATTCTTTCATAATCTTTATGATTAAACATATCCCACCTCCAAAATACTATTTTTTGTGTTGGAAACGCCCTTAAAATTAAATTTGTCCATGAAATAACTTCTTGTTCGTAAACAAAAAAAGTTCTATTGTAAAAGATTTGTTCGATTGTTTTTCTTGATAAGTTTGGTACATCTATATTATGTTGGTTATTTGTTATATTTTGCCATTTATCATCATTTGAGGCCATTCTAAATCTATGTGTTGATGACCAACCAATTATTAATATATCATTTTCATTTATATATTCACAATTTTCACAGATTGATTGAAATATTGAATTATTGTTAAATCCACAGGACGCCAAATTTTTTACATCAATATCTAACTTTTTTTTTAACCAGTCTTCTAAGGAATTTGGGGTATATTTTTTATAGTTGACGTAATTAATGTCTGTTTTAATGTGGTTTGCGGAGAAGGAATCCCCAAATATCCATAACATAATTTTATAATAATGTTTTATTTATTTCTGTTTTTTTCAAATTTAACCAACACACTAAGGAGTACCGTGTTCCATTTATAATTGGTGCAACTTTGTGTTCTAAAGATGAGTTGAATATAAACATATTACCTGTACCTCTTTCAAATTCTTCTATTTCTTCATTGTTATTTTCTTTTTTGTACAAAAGTTTACCACCCTCATAATCGTCATTGAGTTGGATTACAACTGTACAAAATCTATCAGGACTATCAATTTTATCAACATCTGAGTGCCAATCGAATTGTGATAATGATTCATATTTTGTAAACTGAAAACTACTTTCTACCTTTTGTTCAATTTCAAAACCTTTAATTTTAAACTCGTTATTTACAAAATCTAAAATTTTATTTTTTAGAAGGGGTATATCAATAATTTTTTGTTTAGATATTCTATAATCATCAAAAGTTAAACCTTTTGATGGGTCATATACCATACTTTTTTCTAAATCAGAGTCATTTCTATCTATGATTTCAGAACATTCTTCTTGAGACAAAAAATTCTTTATTGTTCTTATGAAAATCATAAAAGAGTTTTGTCTTTTTTTAATGACATCCAATCAACTAATAAATGTATCCTGTCGGTTTCACCTTCATTAGAAACCCAATGGTATTTCCCATTGTTGTCTATTTCCCACATTTCACCTTCTTTCATATTTTTAGTCTCAACGTCAACATTAAAAAAACATCTTTCATTTGTTAATACCGGTATGTGAACTCGATGTGATAAATCAAAATTTTCCCCAACATCGATATGTGACCCAATACGTTTACCGGCCGGAAGATTAATTAATAACGCCGTAAATAAAAAACCATCACCATAAGTATTTTTAAATATTGTTGTAATTTCATTTAACACATCCTCAAATTGTGCATAATCTTTTTGTTTAATTGGCTCCTTTCTATTTTCATCAAATATTAATGGAACCGATTTAGTTTCAGAATGATTACCAACCGAATTTTTAATTCTCCAATCAAAACTATCCCAATCTAATGTATTTATCTTATTTTTTAGGGATGTTACATCTATATTACCTATAAATTTAAAATTCATAATCGAACAAAATATAATCATTTTTATATAATTCATAAACTCTATCACCTAAAACCTCTTTGTAGATAGAATAGTCGTTTATGTTTTTTCTCATTATATTTGGTCTCAGATTTGGCAAGTTTTTCAAATCGCAACCAATATATTCTGAAATTGATTTTGTGGAATCCGTTATATC